ACACGCATGAGCTCATCAAACATGTTATCAAAACCGATACCAAACTTGGTGAGTGCGGGAATATCGAAACTACGAAGTGTGAGAGTTTTTGTCATTTGTTTTCTCCTTTAATAAGCAAGATGACTTTGAATGTAGCCCCACCATGGGCACTACAACTGTATTTATACACGAAACTTCTATGGTTGTCTAGTTTTCATTGGTTCGATCAGCTCATAATTGAGCCATGAAATTTGTTTGGGATTCCATGTCATAGCAAAAAAACTGTAGTCACTGTCGTTGGCAAAGGTCACTCTTTTTTTGTATTTGATAACTTTGCTGGTAAAATTGATGTTGTACTGATTGCTCCACTGCTGCAAAACTTTGGAGATGTGCGATTCAACAAACTGAGCTGCCATACCAGACGAACCAGATGGCAAAGAAAACTCAATGTACATCAGTAAAGTTTTGGCGGCAAACGTTGTTCAGATTGTTTTTTACGCCAACGATTTTTGGCTGCACTGAGTTTGAGTTTGCGAGCAGTTGTAGGTTTGATATAGTGTTCTTTTTCACGCAAGTCGTCTAACACACCAGAAGCTTGAACTTTTTTCTTGAGTTTTCTCAGTGCACGTTCTACATTGTTGTCTTGTACCAGCACTGATCTGCCATAAAGTTTACCCATTGACCTGTTTCAACTCCTTGGGTGTATTTACCATATTTTCGTCAATTTCCACACACCGAATGTTGTTCTTGCGGTATTCTGACAGTTTGTACATGTGGGGCAGTAACACACGTTCCAGTTCGCTGTGCAATCCACGAGCTCCAGTTTTGTTAGCAATGGTGTTGTCAGCAATTCTTTCCAAGGCTGCAGGAGTGAATTCCAATACCACACTGTCTTGATCAAACAACCATTTGTACTGTTCCACATAGCTGTGTTTAATATTGATTAGAATTTTGATTAGATCATCTCGGTTGAGCTCTTCTAGGGCCACCCAGGTAGGAAATCTGCCCACAAATTCTGGAATCATACCAAAGCGAATCAAATCATCTGGGCTGGTCTGTTGCAAACTGGCCTTGCTGTCTTTGCTGACTTCGGCAGCAAACCCAATACTGGTGCCACGCACACGATTTTTGATCACGTTGTCTAAACCCACAAAAGCGCCGCCAGCAATAAACAAAATGTCTGTGGTGTCGATTTCAATCATGTCACCAGCGGGGTGTTTGCGATTGCCAGTGGGAGTGACTCTACACTTGGTACCTTCTACCAACTTGAGTAGAGCCTGTTGCACTCCTTCGCCAGACACATCTCTAGTGATACTTTGACTTTCGCTGCGCCTGCTGATTTTGTCAATTTCATCAATGAATACAATGCCACGCTGAGTTTTTTCTATATCACCGTTGGCTGCTGAAAACAAACGTGAAATCAAACTTTCAACATCATCGCCCACATAGCCTGCTTCGGTAAGGCTGGTAGCATCAGCAATCACAAAAGGTACATCAAGGTAACGTGCAATGCTGCGAGCCAACAGAGTTTTGCCTGACCCAGTGGGGCCCAACATCAAGATATTGACCTTTTCAATTTCGGTGTTTTTGTCCTGATTGTTGATGCGTTTGTAGTGATTGGCAATGGCCACACTGAGAACAATTTTGGCTTGGTCTTGGCCTATGACATATTGGTCAAGATGTGCCTTGATGTCAACGGGATTTAGAGTTGGCAACTCAGTGGCTGCTTTGGCAGGCAGTTCCTCTTTGAGCAAATTTTCGCATAAGTCCACACACTCGTTGCAAATGGCCACTGATTCGCCCACGATGAGCTTGGCCACTGCGTCTTTGTGTTTGGCGCAAAAACTACAGGTAACAATGGTGTCAGTTTGTTTCATAGAGGGCGTGTGTTGCTGAGTCGACTGGCAATTTGATCGCGTTCACTGTCACTGAGTAAGTCAATGTCTAACTCGCCTGACTCAACCTTGGCAATGAGATGATCAATATATGCACTGTCATAAGTGTAGTTGTCTGTGAGATTTTTGTCTACCGCAATCCAGTCGTTGCCATTGAATTTGAACAGCTTGCTGGGCAGCTGATCTACTTTGACAAACATGTCACCCTTGGCAGCATCTGAAGGAAACACTGTTCCAAAGGTGGATTTAGTTTCTCGTGGGGGCACATTGTCTGCTACCAACTTCATCCAAGGTAGCTCAGCAATTTCACCACGAGCATGTCGACGTCTTTCTTCTTTGAGTGTTTTGTCAGGGTTGTGGGCTTTCCAGGCCTTGATAGCAGCCTTAACTGTGGCAGGCTCGTCTTCAGATTCTGGATCGCCCTCTGTGGCATTGGTAGAGTTGACCACCATGGGTTTGAGATTGGCAAAATGCACAAAAGGTTTGGCCAAATAAGGGTATCGCTCGTGCCAAGGAATGTTGTCAGGTGGTGGCACAATTGCGGATGATTTGATTTGATCCAATTGCTTGTCGGTGAGTGGCCCGTCGTCGGCAGGATATTTAGGGTCATCGTGGTCCCAGCCACCCCGGCCTTGTCTGGCCCATTCAAACTGTTTGTTGGCTGCTAGGATCAGGGCCAAGGCCAAGGGATCAAACACCAACACAATCATGATGATCATCCAGCGAACTGCACGTTCTAGGAGATTGGCATCCGGATTATCGCCATAGATAAGCGCCGCAATATACTTAATGGGCCCGACTTCGGCTTCGACCTTGCGTACCTCTGCACGAATAGGTGCGGACTCCTCGTTAAGAGCAGCAATTTGCTTCTGGTTGGTTTCAATTTCACGGGCCAGCGCACTGCGTTCCCGTTGCTGAGCCCTACGTATATTGTTGGCCTTTGTGGCACCTTCTTCTGATGAAGAGCGTGCCATGACTTGGTCCACTGCTTCATCCATTTGTTTAAGCTGGCGACGTGCGGCTTCGATATTTTCTCGTGCGGTACGAATCTTTTCATCATATATGGCAATTCGACTTTGTACATCGCCACTGACCAAACTTTGATCACTGTGTGCCTTGCTTAGGTATCCAAAAATACCCATGCTGGTCAAGATCATGAGAAATGTCACAGCTGGTATGAGATAGGCCTTGAACGCCCAGCCGGCACGCCGCCAGTTGTTGTGCAACCACACAGTGGCAGCAATCTTGCCCAACTCTAGCGAGCCGCCCATGATGATCACAGGAATAGTGGCTGCTGAGAAGATGGCCACCAGACCGGCCACTGAATAGTAAGCAGCCACTGCGCTGAGAAGCAAGGCAGTGGCAAGAATGGCAAATCCAAATATCATAGATTTTATTTAGCGGTCACTGGATTGGCAATCACAGCATGCTTTACTGCTACCCAGGTAGCAAATGCCGGATCTGGCACTTCAAACCAAATTGGCAGTGTGGCCGGTGCCATGTATTTGTGGCGATCTAGTTTGCGTTTGACTCTGGGCTGACAGCGCCAGTTTTTGCCATACAGTGATCTGGCCTCACGCATGATTTCATACCATTGCTTGCTGTTGTTCAACGCAAACACAATTCGGTGCATGACCAAAGGCGTTGTTCTAAGCGAGTCAAGTGATTCAGGCATGCTCGACGCAGTGGCCTCGATGTTGACAGTCATTGCTAACCTTTCCAGATTTTTTCCTCTTGACATACCCCCAGGGTATCAGCCCAGGTTTTAACCAATTGCTTGGTCAAGGTCCTTGTCGCAGCCTACGGGACTGACATTTGAAATGCCACAGCAAACAAGCAGGCCCAGGTAATCGAACACCCTGCTTGGCTATCAAAATGCCCAATCTCTTTGATCATGCCATGTAATTATACACAGCACGGTGCCAACAGTCAAGTTTGTTTGGCCATTTTGACCAAGTTGCACACAGATTGAAATTGTTCGTAGGCATCACGCACAGCAGGATGCTTCATGAGCTCAAGAGCTTCTGCCTGCAGGGCTGCTAGGCCTGCTTCTGCAATATCCCGAGCACTGCTGCCACTGAGGGTGGCCAAGTCGTCGCCAAACTCCTTGGCCAGGCGTTTCCAGGCCCGGCGCTGGCCTTCGGTCAGCGGTGTTCGCTGTGGCCGCATCTCGCTGGCCCGCCGAAGGGCATCGCACATGGCATCTTCAGCCACACGACCAGCTGCAATCATGGCAGCATGGTTGGGATCAATGTTGAACCGACGACTTTGTCCACCAGGATAACACATCACTAAATGTGTGCCTTTGGAGAAGCTGTCCAACAGCACTTGATCATATTCATACACAGGTTTGTACCTGCGGCCTACTTTTTCGTAAAAAACTTTTTTTTCATGTTTCATACTGCCGGATCACTGTGTTTAGTGCATTGATGATAAGCTGATTGTTGACCACATCTTCAGGATGCAACCAATAGCCGTCGGGATTGGTATCTGAGCGCGGATTCTTTTTCCAATCACTGAGCTCTCGTTTGAGATGGCTGCGAAACTCTTTCAAGTTTAGCAAGGTAATGCGATCCGCTGCTTCGCCGTCCAAGGTGATGGGTCCAACTCGTTTGCTCATCAATGATACTCCCGATCCACTTGAATGTTGCTCAGGCCAGCAATGACTTGAAATCGATCCCAGGCATCTTTGGCAGCTGGGTTGCGTTCTAACTCACTGGGTGGTAGCACTGCTTCCAACCAGAACTCAGCACGACGATTCGGATTCCGGCCAAACTTTCGCGGTTGGTGTAGTCGGCCAGTTTCCCAAAGTTCAATGCTGGCGTCTCTGAACTCTTGTTCGGAGTGATTGGATCCGGCCCATTCTGCGCGAGAACGATTCCATTCGCCGCCACTGTAACCAGCCCAGATGTCTGCCCACTGCTGATCGTCGCGTGGATCAAAGTCTGTGCGAGCAATGATCACCAGCACATCTTCCATGTCCACTCGACCTTCCACAATATCCAGCACACATCGGCTGTAGCTCAGTCCAATTTTCATACTTTTTCACCTGCTTCAAAATCTCTAAATCTCAAGAACCGCGGAAACCGCAGGCTGTAGGTGCCGTCTTGATTCTGCGTTACCGCATCAGCTTGGACTTCAACCAAGTGACCAAGTAAGCTATTCCGGGCAGCCCAATACTCATCACGATTGCTATCGCTAAGGCCACTACCAACATTGACACGAATAAGCCGTCCATTGTCTTCTCCTTCACAAATTATAGCACCCAAGCGGTTTTTGTTCCTACCAGTGCCTTCTTCAAAACCCACAATGTTGAGATCAACCGAAATCACTGGTTTCCATTTCATCCAGCGATCCGATCTTTTGCACACATAAGGCTCATCCACGGCCTTGATCATGATGCCTTCAAAACCCAAGGCCACACAGTCCTCAGCGTAGCGTTGCATGATGTCATGCCCTTCGGCATTGTCAAGATCCACTTCCAGGCCCTCAACAACACGCAGGCTGTGTTTGGCAGTCACACCATCTAACACACCTCGGGCACGTTCTAAGATGTCAAACCTTTTGTGTTGTTGCGCATTCCAGTAGCCACGTTGAAAGTCGTCCAAGGGAATGATGTCAAAAATGTTATAAACCATGCCATCAGTTTGAGCGTCTGATTTGCGATGAGCCTGCTTCATGAGCTTTTGAAAACTCTCGCCGGTGACTTCACCGTCCAGCACAAAACGACCACCGGATCCAAGGTTGTGTTGAAATGCACTGCGGCATATCTGAATGTCTCGGGCAATCTGCGGAAAGTTAGCAAACTCTTTGCCATTGCGACTGAACAGAGTCACACTCATACCCTGCACCACAGCCAGCACACGCACACCATCCAGCTTGGGTTCCAGGCGCTTGATGCCCAACAGCTTCCGAGGTTGGTCAGTTGAGTCCTGTGCCAGCTGGCAACTGAACACCGGAATCTTCCATTCTGTTTTGCCTAGTACTTTGTTAAGTGTTTTTTCTGTGATGCCGCATCGCAGGTCTTTGATCAACACACGACGAGCAAGATTGTTCCACTCTTCACTGTCAAATAATTCAGACACTTGGTTAATTGCATCACGGGCACAATTTCCCGTAACACTTCGAGTACGCAAGCTTTCAAGTAATGCCCAAAACTTGGGCCAAGGATTAGGTTTTCTCTCTAACCCCTGGGTTTCTGGCACTTGCCTAATACCAAACACATAAAAGGGATTGTATGCTTGATAGCAATTAAACAAAAAAGCCTGTGCATTGACACTGCCCAGTTTGGCCGCCATTAGAGCTTTTTCAATAACCTTTTCTTTGTGAATGCGGCTATCGCTTGATTCGAGATCGCGTATCCAGTCTGCGGCCAACTTTAGTCCTTGAAACTTTTCGTCATCATAGTTCATTATTTAAGTTCTTTCTGATTGCTGTTATACATGCTCGCGGTGGCTTCCAGTACTGGTCAGAGGTTATGTCAATTTTAATTGCCTGCCACCCCAGTCCATCCAATGCGGTTTTGATCCATTCAATATTAGGAGCACCAACCAATACTTGTTTGTTGTTTGCAACCCCATTTAATGGATTGTCCACTGATTCAAGATGCCATACAATATCCATGGCTTGTTTATTGTTAAGCAAAGCAGTTTCTAGAATCAATGTTTCTACCCCCGGAGTTGAACAAATTGTTTCCAAAAATGCATGATGATTTGTAAGATGGTAGAACAACCCTAATGCAATAACCACTTGAGATTGATTGCAAAATCGTTTTAATAATTCTAAATCATTTACATTGTGTTGACCTAACACAATGTTTTTTGTTGGGTACTGATCAACAACTTGGCGCCCGACTTGCAACCAATGATTTCGTACTTCAAGACCCACAACACTGCGAGCACCAAAGTGACTTGCAAATATACAGGTGTATCCTAAGTTGACTCCGAGATCGAGTACATTGCGACCTTTGATACGATCCAGATTGGGCAAAAATGCCGGCACATATCTTTCAATATCATGCACAGGGTACTCTGCATGATACCCGTCATTGATATATTGTTCCCAGGTGTCGCCGGTGTTTAGCATGTGGTACATGCCACAATAATATTTAGGATCCGGAAACTGTGAGTGCATATTTTACCAGCTCGAATTATAAAACACTTTTAACCCCATGAACAGCTCGGCTCGAGCATTCTTGATAAACTCAAGATCATGCTGATAGTAGTGCTGGTCTGAGTCATTGCCAAAAAAGAAACCTGATGTTTTGGGCAGTTGATGTTTTTTCACTGCCCGTTCCAACGCATCTAGATCCTCTGCTGTGAGCTCAAGCTCAATGCCATTGAAGCTACTGTCCCACTCGCTTTCAGGAAGTTCCTTATTGGCCTCGTGCATTTTCTTCTTCCACAGGCTCTCCATCCAGCCCTGCAGGTTGGGATGCTTGCGCCAGTAGGCCAACTCGCGCGGCTTGTTGACCTTGGGGTTGACATAGTCACGAGTGTCTGGATCCAGTTCGGCACCGTCCCACCACTCAGCATTCTGCCCAGCTCGGGCAGCCACATAGGCGTATTGATCAAGACCCACAGTCTTCTCCTTGTTGATGCCGATATTCGCGTTTGAGCCACCAACGGTAGCGTTGAAAATAATCTTTCAAGTCATAGTCGGGTTGGCGGTGAAACCAACCTTCAAATTCTTCGCAGTGTTGCAGCCACATTTCGTGCAACCACTGCCGGAACTTCATGCTGCCTCCAGCATGTTGGCTGGCACGTTATACACACCCACTGGAGTGGTCACCAGCACATACTTGAGCTTGACCTTGCTCACAGTGCCGGACACTGTGCGCCCAAGACGGTCGGAGGTAAACTTCACAGCATCACCCACCTGCAGACTGCGCCGATTGGTGCGGATCAAGTTGGCTCGCGCATACTTGACAGCATCAACAATGCTGTTCAGTTCAGCGTTGGAAAAGTTGCCAAACATGATAGCAGAATTCAATTCTTTGATCGTCAGCATGATTGCTCCTTTGTGTCTGTGTCAAACAATTAAACCGAGACAGCTTCTGCTGCCAGTGCTTCGGCCAGGGGAACCAACTTACCAGCCAGGGCACCAGAGCTGTAGGTAGTGCCCACATACCATACACCATCCTTCATGATGTAGTAATACTCAGCGCCACAGCCATCGCACTGGTCATAAAACTGCTCAAAGTTATGAGCCACTTGCCACTCGGTGCCAGTTTCGCCACGATCACGCCCGTAAAAGAGGCACCAGCCGGCTTTGTCAGCAGCCTCATAGGCCACGCGATCCTCTTCACTGCCATGCGGGCTAAAAGGGCGCTTTTCGCCAATCACAGTGCCCAGGCTGCTAAGGTCTCCCAGGGCCACAAGGTTGTTGGCCTTGGCACTGTCGTAGTGCTCCAGCAGGATCTGGCCATTGTGCTCCAGATAGCCATCCCAGTGGCAGTAAACACTTTTGACCACATCACCATGCATCACACCAATACGACTGCGAGTTCCCATGTCAGGCTCCTTTGTGTTTCAATGTCAATATTATAGCAAATTGAGAATTTTGGGTCAATAGGTATCAAAACCCAGATTGTGCATGGCCACACGAAAGGGTTCCACTGAGCCAGAATCAGCCAAGTTGTAGATCAAGTCGCGCAGTTCGGCACTGCATTCATATTCAAAAACATAGTAGGCATCGCTGATGTTTTTGAGTGTTTCAACACGCTGGATAAAACCGTCGAGAGAAGCAAGCATCGCAGACTCCGTTTTGTTGAACAAGCACTGATTATAGCAAATTGAGAATTATTGGTCAACCAAATTAGGCTGGAGCAAAAAGCTTGCCCATTTCATTGAACACCACGCGATATGCACGAAGTTCTTGGCCAGTGAGTTCTTCGCGGTTGCTGGGCACAGACATAAACTCCAGTGTCTCAAGCAGGCCGGGCAGGCGATTGTTGGTTTGGACTTCTTGAACGATTTGCAGGGCTTGGGCGAAGTTCATTGCTGGCTCCTTTGTTGCTGTCTATGCCCATATTATAGCAAATTGAGAAATATTGGTCAACCAGACTTTTTCAAGTGCTTGATTATAAAAAAAACACAATTATAAAATAAATGATTAATTGACCACTGGCACAGTGCGTTGCGGGATCAAGGGTGGTTCAGCGCTGGGTTTGATGTCGGACACTGCCAGTCTTGTTGCAGACAAAATCATTTGATTTTCGCCTTCACGCAGACTGCCCACCAGAGCTTGGCCAGTCAATGTGGTTGTGTCGGCTATGGTTTGAAGAAAATCATATGGGCCGCAGTCTTGTGTTTGTTGACCATATTGAGACAGTTGCTGACTGAATGCCAAAATAGAATTTTGCTCATTGGCCAACAGAGCAAAGTAGTCGACTCCTGCTCGCACTTGGTAGGTTTTTTCTTGGTTAAGGTAAGTGGCAATGTTGACCCATGCAGTGTTCAACGTGGCCACTGTGGCAGCGTAAGTGGGATTGACTGATAGCACAGCAATGGCATTGTTGGCATTGGCAATTTCCGACAACACAGTTGCATCGTTCAATGCCACACTGATGTTGTTGTAGGCCGTGTTGATACTGGCCAAAGCGCCTGCTGATTGCAAACTTTGTATGGCCGCAGTGGCTGTGGCAAATTCAGCAGCCAAGTTATTGTAGTCTATGGCAGTGCCCAAAACATCGCAAGTGGTGATTGTGCCGTTGGGACCTGAACCTGTGGCTATCTGATTGTCAACAATGGCCGTGGTTGCTGCTGCTACCGGATTGGTCAAAGCTTCTATTTGATTCAACTCACTCATGGTGTTTAATCCGTCCAGCACAATTGGCAACCAATAATCAGTGTCAGTGATGTTGATTCCTGATGTGACGTCCTGTATGGCTTTGTAAAACACAGTGTCTGGTGACAAAATGGCCAGTGGTGTGGTCAACGCACTGTTGGGATTGACAGGTGCACTGGCTACCACACTGTTGGGCAAATAATCTTTGTCAACCTGCCACGGATCACGTGTAAAACTCTGCATGGTCTGAGCCAAATCAGGCCAAGTGGTTTCAGGCAAATTTGCTATTTGTTGAAATGCTGCCTGTATTGCTTTGTTGGCCACGGCTTGATCCGGCGGAATAATTTTGGCCAATTGATCACAGCCTGAGGGTGTTGGTAAAAAAATACCCACTGTTTCTGACAGGTTCATGTCCACTGAACCGTTGGGCTGATAAACTGGCATTGGCCCATTGGGAGTAGGCGTGACCAAAGCAGTGTAGCTGTTGGGAAACACCACAGCAGGATTTAACAAATCAGCCATGGTGTTGACATTGGGAGTGGTGACTTCAAGAATGTCCAGCACTTCTTGCAAATCGCTGCCAGTGATTTTTGTCAACGCTGTGTAGGCTTTTTTCTGTAGTTTGTCAAATTCATTTGGCGTTAATCCATTGGGATCAAACAAAGATGCAATGTTGTTGTTGGTCAAATTGGCAATGTCACTGGCTGACAGATCTTGCTCATACAATGCATTCTGCACAGTGGGCAAAGTTTTACCCACTGCACCAGTGACCTTGGATATCTGACTCAACAGCGCTGCTGGGGTGCCATATGCATCAAAATTATCAGTGTCTACCAACAGACCTTGATTGGCAATGTCTATGGCCAAATCGCTCACTGCACCAGACTGTTGAGAATCTACCACGCTTGTTATGTTGTTGGACACCAGATCACTCATGGTGGTAAACGTTGGTCCAAGATAGGTAGCAGCATTCACAGCACTGTTGATAAAAGCATTGATGTTGTTGATATAACCTTGCACTGCCATAAACCCTTGACAGAATCTACCTAGGTCTGTAGTGTTGTTGTAAATGCCAAGATAAGCCTCGCCGGTTTGTTTTACTAGATCAGCCAGGCCGTAGGGATCTAATGTGCTGCTGTCAGATTGTGACGGCAAATATTCCTGATTCAACAATGGAAAATTTCCCAGGGGCGCAGTAGGTATTGAATCTCCCAAGGCAGGAATGGTACTGGTTCCTATGCTGAGCAACAATTCAAGGGTGCTGGCAGTTTTGTATGACTGTGACTGATAGCTGTTGACTGCTGTCAACCATGCACTGACAGTAGTGGTGGCATTGAACGCTGCAATGGCTGCGGTCAATGCTGTTGGCAAATTTTTTATACCCTGATTGTTACATAACCCAGCGGCTGTGTTGATTTGCAGAGGTGTATAGATTCCATTGGCCATTATGTTGCTCTAACATTGTCACTACCACCTGCTCGAGCATGCCCACAGGTATCAGAGTCTCCAGTGAGGCTGACAGGTATACCACCAGCTTTGACTGTGCCCGAACCGCCTGCAGCAGTGGCGTGGCAATGAATTCTTGGAGCTCTTCGTTGACCGCATGGTGGATGAGCGCTGACTGAATCGCCAACCACTGCCACAGGCCTGCCATTGATCCGCACCGAGCTGATGCCTCCAGACACCACTCCACCTACAGCATTGGCATCACCTACTCGTTGCACTCCTGGCATGTTATCCCACTAGTATTTTCTTTTCTGGCACTTTGATGCCAGTGGTTGCTTCGATGTATTTCATGCGCACATTATCATCTGTGAATGAATAGATAGCAACACAGTTCATATTTAGTGTAGACGATTGTGTGGGATCTGCGGTAAACAAAGAAGGTACCAGACCCATGCCCTGCGGTCCAGGAGCCACGCTGACAGGATCTTGCAGTTTGACTTCAGTGCCCACTATGGCAGTGACTTTGGCGATCATTTCTTCGCCAGAGTTCAGTTTGAATGTGTAGACTTTTCCAATTTCCATTATTTGCTTTCAGTTAGATGTGTTCTGAGATCAGTGAACCCGCCAATGAGTTTGCCGTCCAAGAATATTTGCGGTACAGTGCGAGCTGTTGGCACAGCCTCTAATAGTTGTTCTTTGGTCCAGCCGTGCTGGATATTTCGCTCTTCAAATTCGATGTTGCGTGATTTTAGCAAGGCTTTGGCCTGATCACAGTAGGGGCATTGGTCCTTGGACCATACAATCGCTTTCATTTCAGTTTTCCTTCTTTTGATTTGTTGTAAGTCTTGTCAAAGATGTCTACTTTGACCACACCATAGTCTCCAGGGCCGTGTTTGACAATATAGTCATTGCCGCGAGTGTATTCAAGATTACCCCACGACGCTTGAACAACACCGTCGTGGTCAGCAAGTTTGGCCACTTTCATTATTTTCTTGGGTGTAGCAGTACCGTCGCCATTGTCATCATAGTAGGCTGCAAACTTGATAGGACTCACAGGATATTGTTCACCTTTGGGGCCAGTGATAATTTTGTGTCCCACAGTATATGCAACTGGACCCTCCAGCGTGTCTACTGTGCCATTGTCTGTGGCAGTTTCGTAGCTGATGGGATTGGGGTATTTGTATGTTTCAAAGCCACCTTGCTGGAACCATTGGTCGTTAATCATAAAGCAGGCAACTCCTCATAGTCAATACTATCACTCATAACACCAATCACATAGTTGGTGCTTTCATTTTCTTGCAGTGCAGTCTGTTTCTTACTGGTGTCTACATGTTTGTTGAACCACGGTATGGGCGTGCTACGCGGTGCTGGTTCTTGATACTTGATGCCAATTTCTTTGAGAGCATTGGCTGCCGTGTAGTCTACAAAGTCTTTTAAAATCTGGGCATTCAATCCAATCACAGGCCCGTACTTGAACAAATAATCAGCCCAGGCCTTTTCTTCACGTATGACATCTAGATACATTTGATACACTTCGGCTTCACAATCAGCCTTGGCCCGTGCAAAACGTGGATCTTCTTTGACCACTTGGTTTATCATCCAGGCTGTCCACTCTTTGTGCAAAATTTCATCTTGCAGAATCAAGCTGATGATGTTGCCATTGCCAATGAATATTTTGTTTTCTACCATGGCCAAGCTGGTGGCAAATGACACCATGAACCGGAAAGCTTCCAGTGCGTAGCTGGCATTTAGTGCCAGCCATATGGCTCGAATATGTTCTTGCTCAGGAAACTGCTCGAGTAGCTCTTTGCGGCAGTTGATCATGTGCAAGCGATCATAGTACTGACCCACCGAACTGGCCATGTCCACAATTTCTCTAGTGTCGTGAATAGTGTTAAACACTTCTTTGGGCACATTGTAGATGTTGCGAATGATATGGCTGTAACTGCGACTGTGGATATTGGTTTCAAAGAATGTCCAATTGTATACCAAGGCTTCTAGTTCAGGCAAGCCTACCACAGGAGTAAAAATTTGACTGGGGCCACGTCCTTGTAGACTGTCCAAGGCGGTTTGACGCAACAGGTTGCTGGTAAAGATATGTTTCACAGTGTCCGAAGCTTCTTTGAAATCCTGCGCATCTTTGGTCAAACTGATTTCTTCTGGTACCCAAAAGAAACCGCGAGCTTCTTGTTCAAACTTGGCCAGTTTGTTGTACTTGACTTCTTCAAAACGTTGGATGGTAACAGGTCCAGCTGGATCCAGAAACATCTTGCGTTGCAAATAGTCTGTTTTGGTTTTGAGATTGTATTGTGCTTGGCTCATTTAATGACTTTCTAAGTAGGTTATGGTGCCTGATCTGACATCATGTTTGATTGTGAGTATGCCGCCTGGTTTGGTCACTAGATATGGTATACACCCACATCCCCAAGATTCTGCTGTGTCCAATGCCAGTTGTTCATAGCTGTTGGTTGTGTGATGTTTAAAGCCTACTCTGGGCACTATCAGAATTGGAAGGTCTTGAGATACATTCAGAGGAAAGCTCAACACAATATCATCAGTGGCAAAATCTATGTCTTCGCATCTGGATCCCATACCATCTTGGCGACGCAATGTTCCATCGTTGATTGACAATTCGTACCCAGCCACTGGTGGTTTTTCAAATTGAGAAAATTTCACATAAGTCCATCCGCCCCACACAGTGGTCTTGTAAATGTCATCGTCAATGATCTTGTCTCTCTTAGGAGGTGTTTTTTTCGCAAGCTGATTCACCAAGGCCACAAAACGAGGATCAATGTCTACAGCTGGATTGAAAAATCCAAAATGATCAGCACCACGAAAAAGATCTGTGGCAAATGCCCACGGAATTGGTTCAGCCACAATGTCCATGTAAACGCTGTTGGGTAACCATGTTTGTCCTGGTTTTCTTGGCAAACTGTTCCAAAGACCTTCGCCCCAGATCTGTGAGTTGACTGTTTCGCTGATTACCACAGCATTTTTTTCTGTGTCAGTTTGCCAAGTGTATTCACTGTGATGTAGATCAATTTTGTCTTGCAGGCCCAAGTGTTGTATGATATGCTGTCCCAGCAAATAGCGATTGTGATTTTTTTCATAGGCCACTACATGAGCTGCTCCATGTTTGAGAGCCAACAATGACAGCAGACCAGTGCCAAACCCCACATCGACGCATAGCTGGTCTTTGACTGTGTTTTGCATGATTTTGTCGTAGTATTGGTTTCTACGAAAATCGTTGAGCATGGGCCAAAACACACCGTCGTCGCCGCCCCAGTTTATTTTATCAAGAAAGTCCATCATACGTCCAAGGCATAGTCAATGACACCGTTGCAAACACTGTGTCTGATGCGTAGGTTACCTTTGGGATTGCACAGCAAAATTGGGTTTTCGCCAGGTCCCCAATGTCCCAAATCTAAGTAAAGTTTATGCTGATTGTGCCGCATGCCCATGCGGGGCACAACCAATACAGTTTGCTTGTGCCACGGGGCAGTATTCACTGTGAGTTCAAAATAATCTTTGTTATGCTGCCAGCAGCTGGCACAGTAACTGGCAACCACTGATCCAGACTGCACAGCTCGAAGATATGGCATCCATCCCCAGTCAGTGTCCTGTTGTCTTTCAAAAGATATCAAGCCATCAACAAGGTCCACATCCTGAGACACTGTCTTGGATGCCAAGGCATTGACGGTGGCCACAAATTGTTGATCAAGGTCAACACCGGGACTGAAATAACTTTGACTGGTTCCTGGTCGACACAATCCTTGTGCAAAACTACGCGGCACTGGCACTGCCCAAATTTCCAAAAAGTAAGAGCCTGGCACAAACACAGTTTCAGTGCCGCGTGGTAAACTGTTCCATAAACCTTCCCACCATAGGTTACCATTCACGGTTTCGGTGAATGTCACTGGTCTGGGCCGAAAACTGTGATCATATCTTTCATTGACTAGATCTATTTGTTGGTCAAGCCCCAGACGCCGAATAATTTCACAGCCTAACAGATATCTATCAGGATCGCTTTCAAAAGCTCTAACATGAGATGCACCATGCCGCAGGGCCAACATACTCAACAAACCTGTGCCAAATCCAATATCGGTACACTGCTGTCCTGCCACACACTCGGATAACACGCGGTCGTAGAATTGGTTGCGCACGAAGTCATTTATCATACCAAGATTTACACCATCATGATTGTGCCAGTCAATCCTACTTAAGAAATCCATTACCAATGCCTAATTGTATTTGCTATTATAAACCCACAGGTTATCACATGTATTATAACCCAAAAAGTCTTTAAGAACAAGGCTATTCGAGCTTCGCGCAGAGTCAAAATGGGCACATCTGGTCGATCATGATCAGTTTGTCCCATGAGATGGCCAGTGGCCCTGGCCCAAATTTTTTCTAAGCTGTTCAAAGTTTGCAGGCCTCGCAATCAGCATCGTCTTGAACTATTTCCGCATGAGGCAAATCAACGATTTCATCATGTTGCGCTTTGGCTCCTTGCTTGTTGATAAGACTGTAGTAAAATGTCTTGATCCCCCACTGATGTGCCAGCATGAGATTGCGAGCAATCAAAGTAGTGGAGACTTTGCGTCCAGGGTAGTGTGCAGGATTGTAAAAGGTATTGGTGCTGATGCTTTGATCAACGTAGGCTTGAAGCACAGCCGCTGTTTTCAAATAGCCCACACAGTCAGTCTGCTCCCACATCAGCTGGTAGCGATTTTTTAATCGGTGATAGTCAGGGACTACCTGTGTGAGTGAACCGGCCTTGCTTTCTTTCACTGTAATCAAGCTCATGGGCATTTCAATGCCGTTGGTAGAGTTGATCACCACCGAACTGGATTCCACAGGGGCAATGGCCATCAGTGTGGCATTACGAACTCCGTGCTGTTTCATCTGCTCACGCAAGGGTTCCCAGTCTAGCTCAGGCTGAAAGTTCGTGAGTTCATTGACCCCGGCGGCTCGTCGCTCCCATGGGAAGATACCCTGACCATACCAGGTTCGCGCCGAATCTTTGCAAGCACCACGTTCACGAGCCAGTTCCACGGTAGCTTCCGTAAGGTAGTATGCTTGGTGCTCCATCCAACTTTTAACCTCGGCCAAAGCATCCGCATTACCGTATTGGAGTCCGCGCTTGGCATGCCAGTAAGCAAGGTTAGTAACGCCGATGCCGAGCGGCTGAATTTCGTCATTTGATAACTGGCTTTGAATCGATAAGAAGTCTTGATAGTCCAGTATGTTACAGAGGCTGCGTTGAAGAATGCGACAAGCTCTGCGCATGTCCTCAGGATTACGGAACGCTCCCCAGTTGATGGAGCCCAGTGTACAAAGTGCGATGCGACCTTGATCGTCGTCCAGGCGCTTGAAAGGCTTAGTAGGAAGTAAAATTTCACAGCAGAGATTTGATTGGTAAATGGTGTGATACTCAGGATCAAACGGACCTTGATTCATCACATTGTCAATGAACACTAGATAGATACGACCAGTGTCTGTTCGCTCCTTAAGGATGCCAGATTTGAAAACTTCTTCTGCAGACATAGTCTTCTTCCGGAGGTCAGATCGTGCTTCATAGCGCACATAAAGATCCTCAAAAAGAGCAGTGTCTCGGTAGAAGGCTTCATAAAGGTCAGGAACTTCATTGGGATCAAAAAATGTTATGTGTTCTCGGTTGCGGAATCGTCTCCAGAAGAAAGCACTAAGCACAACCCCATAATCCATATGACGGACTCGGGTTTCTTCGGTGCCTTGATTGTTCTTAAGCACGATAAGGTCATCAAACTGATGATGCCAAATGGGATAAAATACAGTAGCACTAGCGTTGCGAATTCCACCTTGACTACAACTCCTTAAATCACCGAACCATTTTTTCAAGAATGGTATCATGCCGGTGTGCATGATTTCGCCACCGCGTATGGGACTACCCAAGGGGCGCAATCTTCCTATTTCCAGACCAATGCCAGCACGCTTGCTGGCATACTTGGCCATCATCTCCCCAGACGCAAAGATCGAGTCGAGATCATCGTCTGAACGGATAAGAACGCAACTTGAGAACTGCTTGGTAGGAGTGCCAAGTCCTGCAAGCACTGGTGTCGCAAGTGTGAATAGTCCATCACTGGCTGCGTTGTAGTATTCTTTGATGTAGCGCATACGAGCTGTGTTAGGTTCTTCACGATGAAACACAGTGGCAGCAGCAATCATATATCTAACTTGAGGAGTTTCATATATTTCCTTTGTGGCACGATTGCGCACTAGATATTTTTCAATCAATTGTTCGATAGCAGCGTAGCTGTACTGTTCGTCGCGACTGTGATCTATCATGTCATTCATGCGATCCCAGTCATCTGCGCTGTACCACTCCAGCAGCTCTGGTGTATACAAACCAGTGGCCACGTTACGTTTGACTATTTCATAGAGATGTGGTGGCTCATAATCACCGTACACATCTTTGCGCAACATGCTGAGTCGCTGTTTGCCAGCCACGTATTGATAGTTGGTATGCCCTACATCAGGATTTGATTCAACATCAATGAGATCCACTATGGCTCTTAGTGTGATTCCATCAATTTCTTTGGTTGTGATGCCATCATAGAAGTGCAGTTGAGTGCGGATTTCTATCATGCTTTGACTGACATCAGCAATACCTGCACACACTTTGGCAATTTGTGTTTGCCATTTTTCCAATGCCAACGGCTCGCGAGTACCGTTGCGTTTGACCACTGTGATAATTTTCATTTTTTACTGTATTTTTTGTAATAATTGCTGCTGACTGACTCTGTGCCGAGGATTTGCAGTTCCTGGAGTGATATTTACGACAGTGTCTCTGTCCCAATTCAATATATATTTCTTCTGAGACAAATGAACTAAATTGTCACTGCCGTGCTCGGCTAACCAACAGTTTTGTAGGTCTGGCCGGTCAATCAATGTTATAGTATACAGTATTCCTAGCCCTCTTGCAAGACTGCAAAAAATATTATCATCCAATAACTGCCAAGGATCAGGCCATTGATCACGATCGTCCCAATGCAAATGGTAGGCTACCCAAGGTGAATTTAACCACCATCGATTTATAGAAATTACAGCAGATTCTAAATCAGTCGAAGATGCATGCTGTCTCAGGTGATACCAAGACTCCAGCCGCTCGGCAAAAGTTTTAGGCCACATCAAATGCCAAAATTTGACACAGAATATCTAATAGAACCATCTACACCAGTGCTGGTGCAGGTATAGCCCACAGACAACACAGTGCCTGAGTCAGCTGGGGTCAATGTAACACCAGTTGATCCATTTTCTACATAGTTATCCACATAGCTGAATCCAGTGGTACCCGATCCCTGACCGCCTACCACTGTGAGAGTACCTTTGCGTATGGTGTTTGAACGAGTAATCACATAATCAATGTTGAATGAGCTGATGGCAGTTTTGGCCATTACAACCAAGTTACCGCCGCTGTTGTTTACCAACACATCAACAATGCCTGCGGAGCGTTTTAGCGTGCCA